GGTAATACTTTACCAGCTGTTGTTATACTATTTCCTAATGCTCTTCCTATTGCGCCCATATTAAGTTTTTGATACTCCGTACATTTTAATTATTCCGTCATCTATGTTACCGCTAGAAAATTTAAAATCAATTTCTGTCAAAGCACTTGTGGTATTAAAATATCCAGCAGTATAATAATTATAAGAACCATTATCAGCATCATAAGTTGGAGAACTACAAATAAAGTGTTTAACATAAGTGGTTGAACTAGGATTAAAAAGATGAACTGTCCCACTACATTGTTCGTCAGCTTGACCGCCAACGTGAACAGAAGTCCAATGATAGCCAGTTCCTTGTGCTTGATCGTAATTAGCAAAATAAGATAAACCAGTTGATGTATCTGCTTCTGTGTGATGAGCATAAAAACTAGTGCTTGTTATAGTTTCATTAAATCCTGTTTGTCCTGAAGCATTTGCTTGAAAACCAAAAGCAACATCATCAGTTTGAGGGTGACAATTTATAAACTTAAAAATATATTCATCATAGGTACTATCAATTCCACTTGTAAAACTTATTGAAGCAGAAGCACTGGCCGTCTGAGTGCTTATTAAAGTAAGTTTTCCTTTTACTGTTGTTGGTACGTCTGTAATATTAGTTAAAGACGAATTGTTTATAGCAGCGGCCGCAAAGGTACCACCTGATAAAAAGTTATTTGCGAATTTTCTAGTTATTGTTCCCATATTACTTTATTCCAAACATTTGTATTGTACCAGCATCAATGTTTCCTGATGACATTTTGAAGTCAATGGCATTAATAGCACTTGTAGTGTTTGCATATCCAGCATAAAATGAATTAAAAGAATAATCACCAAATGTTACAGAATTAGAATTACTTATAAAATGTTTAACATATGTACTAGAACTTGGCTCAAATAAATATAACGTACCTGATGCAGATTGGTCTGCATCTGCACCAACATCGTGACCAATAATATTTTGATAACTTGTTGATTGTGCTAAATCAATGTCTGTTCTATATAATAAACCAGTATCACTATCTGACTCAGTATGATATGCTTGAAAAACAGTTGTAGTTTTAGTTACGTTATAGTTACTTCCAGCATCTGTTGATAAATTAAAAGTAAAATTAACATTATCAGTAGCTGGGTGTATGTTATTAAATACAAACATATACTCTTTATAGGTACTTGTTATTCCTGATGTAAAACTTATTGAAGCATCACCACTTGCAGTTTGAGTAGATAATAAAACCATAGAACCTGTAGGTACTGCAGCAGGTAATGCTGAAACATTTGATAAAGTTGTATTATCAATAGCAGAGGATTTTATTACTCCACTTGTTGTAAAACTGTTTCCAATTGTTCTAGTTAATGATCCCATTATGATTTTTTAACTCCATACATTTTAATTATTCCGTCATCTATGTTTCCGCTAGAAAACTTGAAGTTGATTGCATTAATTGCTGAAGTGGTATTCCCATATCCAGCAGTATAAAGTGTAGAGGCTCTAGGATTTGCGTCATAAAAATGAAATTTAGCCATAAAATGCTTAACAAAAGTTGTAGAACTTGGTGCAAATAATATTAATTCACCACTTGCTGATTCATCATTTTCATTTCCTACTTCATTTGCTAATTTTTGATAATCTGTACTTTGTGCTAAATCTGAAAATAATTGATAAGCAAAAGAATAGTCACTTGGGTCACCTGACTCTCCTTGCCAAGATTCAAATATAGTGGTTGTTTTAGTTACGTTATAGTTTGAACCACCATCAGTTGACATATTAAATTCAAAACGTGCGCCATTAGTAGATGGGTGCATATTTATAAACTTAAAAACATATTCATCATAGGTACTATTAATTCCTGTTGTAAATGAAATGTTAGCCGAAGCACTTGCTGTTTGTGTTGATAGTAAAATAAGATTACCCAAAGCAACACTACTATCTAAAGCTGTTACGTTTGCTAAACTAGCATTATTAAATCCTGCCGCCTTTAATTTACCTGCGGCCGTAAAGTTATTTGCTAAAGAAGATATTATACTCATATTAGTTTATTCCGTACATATGTATTGTTCCAGAGTCTATGTTGCCTGATGACATAGTAAATTGAACAGCATTAATTGCTGATGTAGTGTTTCCATATCCAGCTACATACTGATCTCTTGATTGATTATCTTCTGTTGATTCTTGTATTCTTACCATAAAATGTTTGACAAAAGTTGTAGATGATGGTGAGTAAAGTGTAAGTGTGCCAACACAAGATTGGTCATTATCACTACCTACTGCTAAAGCTAATTTTTGACTTGATGTAGATTGTGCTAAATCATATCCTGTTAAATAACTTAAATTACCATTTGTACCATCTTCAAAATGTCTTGCTCTAAAATACGTTGTAGTTTTTGTAACATTATAGTTACTGCCACCATCTGTTGAAAGATTAAATTGAAATTCTGCACCATCAGTAGCTGGGTGTATATTAATAAACTTAAACATATAAGTCCGATAGGTACTATCAATCCCACTTGTAAAAGATATTGAAGCAGATGAACTAGCAGTTTGTGATGAAATTAATGTTAAATTACCACCTAGGCCAGATGGAAGAGAAGTTACAGCCGATACAGAAGTATTGTTTACACCAGACGCTGTTATGACGCCATTGGTTGTAAAATTATTAGCTGCGTTTTGTATAATACTTCCCATATCTCTCTAAGTTTCATTTTATTATTAAGATTGTCTCAAATATCTAAATGATAATTCAGCAGATGCAGCAGGTGCTTCAGTAAACGTTAATGTTGTACCTGAAATGGTATAGTCAACACTTGGTACCATTGTTACACCGTTAACTGTTACGATAACATCTTCTACTGTTCTACCACTATCAATTGTAAATGCGACAGTTGAACCATCTCCTGTACCAGTATCATTTGTATATGTTGCTGTTCCAGTTAAAGGTAAATATCTTACGTTAATTTCAGCAGACGCTGCTGGCGCTGTTGAAAATGTTAAAGTCGTTCCTGATATTGTATAGTCAGTTGTAGGTATGAATAAGAATCCGTTAACTGAAACTAATACATCATTAACCGATCGACCTGAGTCAATGGTAACTGTTGTTGTAGAACCATCACCTGTAAATGTTCCGTTTGTGTAAGTTAGACTTACTGAAATTCCTAAATTAGACTTTTGAATTTTTTTAAGAGCCGTAGCCGATGTATCATAGACTAGTAATACATCATCATCAGCAAATGACGTTAATTCTGTTTGAGCAGTAATAGCATCAGCACTTATGTTTGCTTCTGTTACTGCGTTAGTTTCTATTGAACCTTCTTTGATTTTATTAATTGCCATAAGTTATCTCTCTATTATTTATACTATTTATTCGTCTGTATCTGTTACAGGATTATAATTTTTTGCGTCATTAAACGTTGTTATTGTTGTTGTAAACCCAAAATCATCATTTGCGTCAGCACTTGTTGGATTAGGTACGACAATAATTCTACTTTCTCGTCTTGGACTATCTGCTGTGTCTGTATATGAATCTGCTTGAGTTTCTTTAATAACTCTTTTAGCATAGACAGGCCCATATAGATATGTCTTTGCAACAAAACCTAAAGTATAATTTACAGCACGTCTTGTTGTAAATGAACCATCATAAGTGTCTTCATAATTTACACTATTTAAAATAATTGGCACATCTCTTTTAATATTCATACTTGGTATTGCATTAATGGTTACTGTGTAATCAGGTTGAAAATATGGTAAGATTTGTTCTATAATTTGTAGACCGCCTTCTGCTGTTGCTGTAAATGAATATAAATTAAAACTTATGTTATAAGGCACAGGATTATATTGATAGTCCATTACATCTGATCTATCTGTTCTTGCAGCTCTTAACTTACCCATTTTTTGTAATTTACGAGAAGGATCATAACTAATACCTGCAATTTCAAAACCCATACGAGGTAATGTAATTGAAAATTCCCTATTATCTAAATTAGGTTGTTGTTCTAATCTTGCTAAAAAC